CCGAGTCGTGTCCGTAAGAGCCGAAATTTTAGTAAAACTCCCATGCTGCAAAGCCTGTGAGGCGCCAGTTGCGCTATAATGCAAAAGATACGACCTTCGTAACAGAGCACGAAGAGTTTGCTTCTGCTTCGAAATCGGAAAAGGATCTGTAGCCGCAACATGAGCAACAGTCTTCAAAACGGCCATCGACTCTAACCCACTGTTCGCATTCACAACATGGACCACCTCGTCCATCTGTTGCTCATACTTAAGGTCTACTGGCGGCTCAGCTGGAACGTCAAAGGGCGGAATATGTGGAACAAGAGTATGATTAGCAACGAAGGGAGAATACAATTCAAACCCTTCGCCAGCACCCTCAAAACACTGTATCCACATTGTCGCAGCACCACTATCTGGAACACGATAACCATTGAGGACAACAAGAACAACCATCCCTGCACTAAATTCTGTATTAGCGGACTGACCACAATAATTCTCCAACAAACGCGTTGGTGCAATATATGGCACTTCCACCATAAGGGTATTAGTCCCAGCATTAATCTCCAGGATGGCATATGCTTGCGATAATATCTCATTAAGCGACGACGGAACAGTGTGCATATCCCAAAGAACAGCACATGCAATACGACCAGTAGCAATAGCGGGCGCGAGGCAATGAAACGAATAACGAATAGCACCACGCCAAAACCCATACAAACTAGAGAAATAGCATAAGGCAGAAACCTCCCGCTGGTCCTCTAATTTTGCTTCATACATGCCCTGCATTGGCGTCAACGGCCAAGAGGCTATAACATCCCCAGATGTGGAAGTTGTATTTATTGAATACTGGCCAAACCACGTCATCCGACAAGCCCGAGGAATAGCCAAATCATCCACACCAGCCATTGCAGCATTCTGTGTTTCCTCCAACTCGCTTGCTATAGACATTGTCGGCGCAAAAGAAACACCATCAGCACTCGCAAAGTTAGGGTAAGCAGCCCGAATAACCCCACCAAAATGCTGAGCAACATTGGGCGCATCCATTCCAGCGCTTGCTTTCACATCAGTGTCCGCCTCCACAGAATTCTTTGCATCCGCTGTCACGGTCGAGTCCACAACGCCCTGCAAGTGTTGGACTGTCCGCGAGGTCGATATTGTTAACCCCTGTTGAACAAACTCTGGCTCAATAATACCCACATCAAAACCGTTAAGGCGTGTAATGTCTGCAAAGGAGAGAAATACATGATTCGCATCATAGTGCTTTTGAAAATCCCCTACCAAATCCTCACGACACTCCTCAAACCTCTGACGCCCGGACCACCACAGTCGCCGCAGAGCATCATTAATATTGCTAGCCAAGAGTTCGACTTCAGTTAAACATCCTTCAAGCCTAACATAAGCAATAGACTTCGCAATGGAAGGAACCTGTATCACTGGACAAAATTTAGAACCAAAAGGACCATTACGCAATGCCGTCGTACATGACAAAAACATCATATCCGTTATTGGCTCACAGTCCTTTAAGGCATTCGCTTTAACAGCAGGCGTTACCTTAAGTCCAAACTGCGCGAAATACTCACCAACTGTCTTCATGTTAAAATAAGGCAACGCACACTCAGCAACCGAACGTGCAATGTCATCCCCTAAACACACATACCGACAGTGGTGAAAGTACCCAGCGACCCCATCCATGCGATAGTAATTTTCATCCTCAGGGAAAACCGGTACAAGCTTACAATACGCTACAATGTCTAGGGCAACCACATAGAAACAATTCACCAAAGTGGTCAGCGGCTGTCCCGATGGATTCCCCATAAGACTTTGACTAACAGTTTGTCCAATAACAGTATAATTATGGAGAATTGAATGCAGAATACACTTGCGCGCACGCGCATGTTCAAGGCACCAATCACCATGTCGCTTATACCACCGCTCAACATACTCATAGAAAGTCCAGAAAAACTGGGCACCCAAGTTAGAGTCAAAAGACTTAACATCAGTGCTAAATCCACGTTGACCAACAGTATAAAAACGACGAATCAATCCATCCCAATCCAAACTGAAAACATCAAGCCCCAAAGCATGGCCCCATTCCAGGCCACGTTTCACGAAGGTATCGTAAAAACTGCCATAATAAATGCGGACGAGGATAGCAAAATCAACAGGCGCAGCCGTAATCTCACGTGCACATTTACGTTGGATCTTTGGAAGAGGCAAACATTCATCTTTTGGTCCAGAGGACCACAAAACTAATGGCATTTCACCTCTTTCCATCCATTCAGCCTTACTCTCAACCTCCTCCTTTAGTTCCGGAACCGCATCATAACGCTCAATGGCTTCATCATATGAAATCAAATGGAACTTGCCTCGCGTGCCAGGTTGACGCCACAAACAACCAGGCCCAGTTGAACGCGACAATGGGTTAATACCTTCAAACTCTTTGGGGTTTAAGGCCTCATCAAATGTAAGTAATCGTGCTGACCCTTCTGGAGGGCCAACACGCTCAACCAACGCCTCCAACGCCGCACGTAATTCTGGCAATGGCAAATCTGGTGGGCGCACCTTAAATCTCTGCTGCAAAATAGCACCATAGGAAAGAAAATGGTCCCTTGCCCACTGAGGTATGTTCGGGCCCGATATACACAAAGGGGCCGGAACAAGATCACCCACAGCAGACGCCAACAAACCAGACATAGCCGTACGTTTGAGTGCAGTCCTACGCTTCGTATTCGTATTGACTGCAACATGGGCAACCGGCAAAAACCCCTCGGGAACCTCCGAAGGGTTAATATCACTCCCACAGGCAACAGAATCAAAACCAGGTCCAGTGAGTAAAGGCGTGGCATCAGAAATAATAATAGCACCTTGATGCTCATAAAACTGAAGAGCATCCTCCAACATCTC